ATCGGGAGACGTAGCTACCTACGTCGCAGCACTTCCAGAATGGGTTAAATGGGAACGAAAGTTTAACGCAACAGTAAACGAAGCAGAATCGAAGCTAGGTCTCGAAGGGCTTACATTCTTGGCTTATCACGCTATGAAGCGCGAAGCAGCTGGGAATCCAGTTAAGCCTTTCGAGATCTGGGTCGAAACTGTAGAAGGAATTAACAGTAAGAAGTCAGACCCAAAAGCTGGCCCGTCGGAAGCTTAAATCGGATCATCGTCGAAGTCGCAATAGCGACCCAGATTCCGATGAGCGAATGGCAGACGGCGGAAGATTTACTCACAGCTATAGAGATCTTGGAGAGGCAGAATGGCAGATAAAAGCGGCCGCGGCACTTATGCCATTACTGTCGATCCTTACGAGTTTAAGAATCTTCTTGGGCTTCTGGGTTCATTTCCCGCGGAGTATCAGCAACTCGTAAGAGATCGGGCGCAGCCTATGTCTCAGAGACTAGCTGGCCAGTTAATGATGAGCGGACTGTCTGCTCCAGCTCCGCAGACGAAGCTAGTAGTCCAGACGATCAAGTCTCCACGCGATCGTCTTATCCGCGTCGACATCGGTGGCCCTAAGAAAGTCGGTCGTCCTTATGGCGGAGAAGCTTCTAAAAGCGGCAAAGGCGCGAAGGTACGTCGACAAGCTGCTCCAGCTGGCGCGCTGCTCTGGGGAACAGAATACGGATCGCATGGCGGAGTCGACTCGATCGGCCGAACATTTACGAACAGATTTAAGACTCCTTACAATAAGCGCGGCTACTGGATCGCTCCAGCGGTCGACTTCTATGTCCCAGTCGTCGCGCGAGAATACGCGCTTATGGTGCAACAGATCGCGGACGAATTGAGGTTAAAGTAATGGCTGGCATTCCTAAGATAAAGATTACTTTCGACGCGGACTTCGACGAATTAAAGAAGGGCGTAAAAGGCGCACAAAATGAAGTCGAAGGCTTCGGATCTAAGATGGGCGGCTTCGCTAAAAAGGCGGGAGCTGCGTTCGCCGTAGCTGGAGCGGCGGCGGCGGCTTATGCTGGAGTTCTACTCGTCGATGGTGTTAAGTCAGCAATCGAAGACGAAGCGGCTCAAGCTAAACTCGCGACGACTTTAGAGAACGTTACAGGCGCGACAGAGAGCCAGATTAAAGCTGTCGAAGATTACATAACTCAGACGGCACTCGCTAACGGAATCACGGACGATGTTTTGAGGCCGTCCCTTGATCGACTAATTCGCTCGACTAAGGACGTTACTAAGGCGCAAGAACTCCAGACCCTAGCTCTAGACATCGCCGCAGGAACAGGTAAAGATCTAAAAACAGTCTCCGAAGCTCTTGGTAAAGCCTACGACGGCAATCTCGGCGCATTAAAGAAGCTGGGAGTCGGTATCGATGACTCGATCATTAAATCTAAGAACTTCGACGCGGCAGCTGCGGCATTAGCTAAAACTTTCGAGGGCCAAGCTTCTCAGCAAGCCGAGACATTCCAAGGAAAGATGGCTCGTCTTACTGTTGCATTCGATGAAGCGAAAGAGACCGTCGGATCTTACGTCCTAGATGCTCTTACTCCGCTTCTATCTGGATTCGTCGATAAGGGAATCCCAGCTATTCAGGGCTTCGCCGATTCTTTAGGTAAAACACTTGGGCCAGCATTCGGCGAGATCTTTAAGGTCATTCGCGACGATGTACTTCCGATCTTGACTTCATGGTGGAAGTTCCTTTATAACGAGATAGTTCCAGCAATTCTTAAAATCGTGGGGCCAATTCTCGAAGGACTTAAATCCGCATTCGACAAGATTAAAAAGGCGATCTCGGATAACTCCGAAGAGCTAGAGCCATTCTACGGATTCTTAAAAAAGGTCTGGGAGTTTACGGATAAGTATTTAGTCCCACTTCTAGGCGGAGCATTTAAGCTTGCACTAGAAGGACTCGGAACTCTCATCGCTGGACTCGTTACAGCATTCTCTAAGTTCGTGTCGCTCTTGACTGGAATCTATAACGGCGCGAAGAAGGTTATCGATCTAATTAAAGATAACCCAGTGACAAGATTATTCGGTGGAGCTAGTAACGCTTCTTTCGTAGGTGCTGGCGAAAGCCAAGGATTAGTCTTCGGCGGAGAAGATGGATCGGGTGGAATTATTAGCGGTGGCGGTGGCGGGACTTTCGCTCCATCTGCGGGGTCGCCTACCTTTACAGGCGCGCCGTTGTCTGCTTATTCTCCAGCTATGCAAGCGGCGATCCTACGACGCGAAGAACTAAAGGCAGAGACAGCCAGACTTCGAGCAGAACGCGAATCTAATGCGGCTGCTCGCGTTACCGTAAACATGGGAGTAGTCGGAGATCCAGAATCGGCAGCTAGAACGATCGTCGACGTACTCAATAAATCCCAAGCGCGCGGCACTCTTGGCGCGGGAGCGTTGTTCGCAGTATGACGCAGTGGATTCCAGTCTGGAGCGTTCTCATCGATGGAGTCGAGTATCGAAACATAACTCTCGCGAATCTCACCATCGAATCAGGCCGCCGCGACATCTATCAGCAAGCGGTAGCGGGCTACTGTAATTTATCGATTCTCAACATCGACGACCAGCCTGTAACCGTGGAGATTAACTCTGGGATAACTGTTTTCGTCCAGAACTCCGCAGCTACTCCAGTGGCTATCTTCGGCGGAAGTGTGAGCGACATTCTTACGACAGTGGAAAGATCGGGAACTGGCGGACTTGTCCAGACGACGACGATTACAGCTCTTGGCGCGCTTTCACGTCTTCCGAAAGTATTAACGGAAGGAGTTTTAGCTAAAGAGTTCGACGGAGATCAGATCTTCGACGTACTTGATAACATTCTTTACGGAGCTTGGAATGAAGTTCCAGCCGCTCTTACTTGGGCAACTTATGACGCGACTACGACATGGGCTAACGCGGAAAATAGTGGAGTCGGTGAAATCGATCGCCCAGGCAATTACGAACTTACTTCTAGAGCTTCTTCCGTTACAGATGCTTATTCTCTAGTCGCAGCTTTAGCCACTTCTGGACTCGGTTACATTTATGAAGATGCCCAAGGCCGAATCGGTTACGCCGATTCCACTCATCGAAGCCAATACCTAGCGGCGAACGGTTATGTAGATCTTTCCGCTTTAGATGCTTATTCCAGTGGATTACAGATCTCCACCAGAGCGGGAGACGTTCGTAATGAAGTGACGATCACTTATAAGAACGGGGATCAACACACAGCCAGCGACACGACATCTATCGCAACTTATGGCGCACTGGCCCAGAACATTCTTACGACACTGGAGAATGGCGTAGACGCTACAGCCCAAGCGAACTTCTATCTGGCTCTTCGAGCTTATCCGCGAGCTAACTTCGAGTCGATTCGCTATCCACTAGGCAGTCCGAACGTAAGCGACTCGGATCGTAACTCTCTTATCGGTGTCTTTATGGGAATGCCTGTAAACATTACAGACCTACCCGCTAACATGGGGCTAGCTTTCCAAGGCTTCGTAGAAGGCTGGAGATTCTCGGCTGGCTATAACTCTCTGGCTATCGATCTTTACGTTACGCCAGTGTCTTATTCACTCGACGCGTTCCGCTGGAATGACGTACCCGCTTCCGAAACTTGGAACACTCTTAGCCCTACACTTACTTGGCTGGACGCGACAGTAGTCGCATAGAGAGGAAAACATGGCAACTACTACACCTAACTTCGGCTGGAGTGTTCCTACTTCGACCGACTTAGTAAAAGACGGAGCGACGGCGATCGAAACGCTTGGCGATTCTATCGACGCTTCTTTAGTAGATCTTAAAGGCGGAACGACTGGACAGATTTTAACAAAAAACTCCAATACAGACATGGACTTCGTATGGAGTTCGGAATCTGGAGACATTTCAGCGGTAACGGTAACGTCACCAATTACAGGCGGTGGAACTTCTGGAAGCGTAGGAATCGGATTCGATTATGCCGCTGGAAGTCAATTAACACTTAACGCGCAGACTGGAACTACTTATACTTTCGTTTTAGCGGACGCAGATCAAAAACTTATAACAGCTTCTAACGCTTCGGCCCAGACGTATTCCATTCCGACTAACGCTTCTGTAGCATTCCCGATCGGAACACAGATAAACGTTATAGCAATCGGCGCAGGACAGGTAACTATTAACGCTGTTACTTCTGGAACTACTACTGTCCTATCTAATGGTGGTACAGCGGCAGCTCCTAAATTACGCGTCCAGTATTCAGCCGCTACTCTTATGAAAGTCGCGACGGATACTTGGTACGTCGTCGGAGATCTATCGTAATGATTATAGGAATTGCAGCTTCTGGCATTCAGAAGTCTAAAGCCTTTACAGCTACAGGCGGAACTATTACTACTTCTGGAGCTTACACTTATCACACTTTTAACTCCAGCGGAACTTTCGAGATTACTTCGGGAAGTAAAACTGTCGAAGTCGTGGTCGTAGCTGGTGGTGGCGGTGGTGGTACGACCGATCGCGGCGGCGGTGGCGGTGGCGCTGGTGGTTATCGAACATTGAGCGAAGTGGCAACTGCACCATATACAAAAACAGTAACAATTGGTGCGGGTGGACTTGGTGGCATTTTTAGCTCCCGCGAAGGAACGAGCGGTAACAATACTTCTTACGGATCGACGACGAGTACGGCTGGCGGAAGAGCTGCGGGTCGGCAAAATGGTCTCGATGGATACGAAGCGGACACTGGCGGAAGTGGTGGCGGTGGAGCGCGTGATGGTTACGCAACAAAAACAGGCGCAGCTGGGACATCTGGACAAGGTTCAGCAGGTGGTAATTCTAGCTTCGATGAAGGCGGTGGCGGCGGCGGTGGATCTTCGGCTGTCGGTGCTAATAACACTTATGGAACTGGCGGTAATGGTGGCGCGGGAACATCTTGGCAAAGTTACACAACACTTGCAGGTGGCGGTGGAGCTGGAGCTTTAACTACAGCTGGAACAGGCGGAAGTGGCGGCGGTGGTAATGGTTCGACTGGAAGCGGTAACGGTACGAGCGGAACTGCGAACACTGGCGGCGGTGGTGGTGGTACTTACGGAAACCGAACAGCGGGTAACGGCGGATCGGGAATAGTTATTGTAAGGTATTTAACATGAGCCACTGGGCAGAAATTAACGAAGAAAACATAGTTCTACGCGTTCTCGTAGGAGATAACAATTCTCCAGACGAAGGTAAATCTTTTATGGAATCTCTGGGCGGTCGATGGATTAAGACTTCTTACAATGGAAACATTCGTAAAAACTTTGCTGGCGTAGGTGATTCTTACGATGAAACTTTAGACGCTTTTATCGCTCCAAAACCTATAAAGGGAATCTGGATTTTTAATGAAGTGACTGCACAATGGGAAAAGGTGGACGAATGAAGTACCCAATCGGAACAGCTGCGGCAGTCGTAGAAGTAGCACTGGCGGAAGTCGGTACAGTCGAAGAAGGCGATAACCTTACAAAGTACGGAAAGTTTACTAAGGCCGACGGCTTACCTTGGTGCGGATCTTTCGTAAATTGGTGCTTCCATCATGCGGGCGTAAAGCTTCCATCGATGGTCTCTACAGCTGCGGGAGCGCATAAGCTAAAAGAAGTAAATCGCTGGGTCGTGGCAGAACCGAAGATCGGCGATCTTGCATTTATGGACTTTCCGCATGATGGAGTCGATCGTATCTCGCACATAGGAATCGTCGTAGGAGTTAAGTTTAAGACGGTTATTACGATCGAAGGTAATACTTCGGGAACTGGCGATCAGCGTAACGGCGGAATGGTCATGATTAAAGAGCGGGAGTTCTTAAGCGGTAAAGAGATCGTAGGCTTCGGACGACCTAAGTTCGTCGCCTATGCTGGCGATTATCCGATCGTCGAAGTACCTACTCAATCGGCAGCGAAGCCGAAGATCAAGGAGAAGAAAGATGGAAAGCTTAAAAGCGTTACTCGCAAGCTGGGCGCGTAGCTTCGCAGCTGCGTCTCTTGCTGTTTACTTGGCGGGCGTAACAGATCCGAAGGCGATTCTTACAGCTGGCGCGGCCGCTGTTCTGCCTGTCGTTCTGCGCTGGCTTAATCCTAAAGACTCAGCTTTCGGGTTACAGGGGAAGTGACTCGGAGACTACTCGCGGGCGGTCTGGCCTTAGTCCTTTCGGCTGGGCTGTCTGCGTGTGGTTATCAGGGCTGGATACGCTACGAATGCCAAGATTATGAAAACTGGAAAGAATCGCGGTGTAACCCGCCAGAGTGCGTCCCTACTGGAACATGTACTAGAGATGTCCTTGGAGAAGAAGCTCCACAGGCCCGAAAGACGTAGAACACCCGAAGACATACACGCGCAGCTCATTCTCATAATCGGAACGACTTTAGCGTTCGTCTTCTTGATCGTTAC